TCGAATCCCCTAGAAATTATTTTATTATGGCTAATTGTGTCGTTAATTACGAACCTGTTAGAATCTTTTATAACTGTATCGGAATAGGCTTTTACCTCGTTATAATCCTTTACTATGTAAGCGGTATCGTGTACTTCGTCGATTAAGTAGGTAGTATCTAGGACCGTGTACGTTATATCCTTCCCCTTTTTTACGGTCTTGAAAGTGTCGACCTTGTAGAGCGTGTCTACCTCGGTTACTATTATAGGTAACGAAGTAGGGCGGCTAAAGAATAGCCACCCTATCGCTAAAATTAAAACTATTATAACCAAATTCTTCATTTTATAACTCCTCTTCTACTTCTTTAAGGTTAAAGGTAATACCTGTAGTCCAATTTTCTAAGAAGTGAAAGTCCTCTAAGCCCTGCGGATTAACTACCTCGATTTTCTTAAATTCGAAGTCTTTTTCTCCTAGGGACTTAATGTCTTCGTTAAGCTTTTTTAAGCCTTCCTTAGAGAATCGAAACTCCCCTTTTTCATTGGTTAATAAAACGCCTTTATCGTCTGCGGCTGCATTGTCTAACCTAAGTTCTTCTACTTTTGCTAAGTATTCGTCTTGATAAGACTTAATCTTTTCCGCAAACTTGAATAGCTTCTTTTGGATCTTAGTTTCCTGTTTGCCTATTACATTGTTTAATTGCTGCGCTAGGACGTTGATTTGTTTGTACTTCATAAAGTTTATTATTTATACAAATATATTAATTACTCCGTAATTTCGGTACTTTCTTCTACTACAGGTATAGGATCGGGAGTAGGCTCCGGATCGGGAGTAGGAGGTACAGGCGGAACGTAATCGCCTGTAATAGTTAAATTAAGGCTAGCAGCTACCCAATCCCAAGCATAAGAATCTACTTCCCATTGCGTATAAGCTTCGCCGGTCATTAATAAATTACCTTGCGCTACTTGAACGCCTAAAGTATCGTCTTCGTTTAAAGTCTGCAAAGAATAGTAAAAAGTTGCGCTAGTTCCTAGAGTTACGTTAACTGCGTAAGTGTTTAATACCTTAGCTTCTAAGATTTGGCCGTTATCCCAAATTGAAACGGGAGAAATTGTTTTCATTTTTATTTTATTTTAAAGAGTTATTTTAGTTCCGCCTACTGTTGTTGAATATGCTAGTCTCATTGCAGATCCACTACCTATAATGTCGTCTTTTACTACTTTTAAATCTGCGGTTATTGTATTAGGGATAGAATAATACGCAGTAGAATATATATTTTGACCGTAACTTGTTATTGGACTATTTAATAAAATAGGAGTTGAACCTATAGCAATAATTGGGGGGGCCTCTAGTTCGATATATCCATTTGCGGTCCCACTATTTGCACCGCCACTATTATAATACGCATAGACATAAATAGTCGCTCCGCTATTGTTCCTTAATCTAACGTAAGCTTCTTGGAAACCTGTTCCGGATACAGGGTAAATCCCAAACCTAACCATAAAAAGTATACCCCCTTCGGATGCAAATTCACTTTTTGTAGGTAACCCATTAGAAGGCGTTCCACTCATATAAATTGGATCAAGGTATGCATAGGCTAACGCGTCAGTCTTTGTAACACATTCATCGGTTAAGGGGATATTTTGTTTTTTAATAAAATAACCTTCATCTACTGCATTAGATAAATTTCTAAAACTAACCGCTTGATTATTTGCTAAGTCTACCCAACCCATATTAGTTTAAGTTTAATTGTTTTTCTAATTCCCTTACTCTATTTTTTAGAATAGTTATTTCGTCTTCTATTACTGCTATTTTAGCCGTGTGGACTTGCGCGTAAGATAAAGATAAGAAACCGTCTGCCCCTTCTTTAACTGCGCTAGGTAATATACTTTCTAAATCCTGCGCATAGTAACCTAATTCTTTACGGCCGTCCTTTATGTAAAGTCTAGCTTTTACGTTTGCTATAGAACTTAGTAAGTAATTATCTTCTACTAAAGTTTTTAATCTTCTATCCGAAGTATCAAAGAATCCACCCGAAGCGGTTACCGAACCCCCTACTCTTAATGTAGAACCGCTATTATCTACAAGTATGTCCCCTCCGATAGTAGCGCCTCTAAAATTAAAGAAACTTGCATAAGCCATAGTAATAGAACCATTAACTTGTAACTTATAATTACCCCCTGCATCGGTTGTAGTTCCTATTAATACATTGCCGCCACCTGCTTGAATTTGTATAGGGGTTGTACCATTACTCATAAATAATCTACCACCTGTAGCATTATTGCCAAACCCAAAATATGTATTTTGTGCCGAATTGTAAGAATATAATATCGAATCGAAAATATACCCTGTATTTCTAAAACCAAAAGAACCGTAAACGTCTAAAGCGTAAGTAGGCGAAGTAGTATTTATTCCTATACCGTTTGTACCCTCATACATAATACTATTACCCAAAGAAGTTGATCCCGTCCATTTTGTAATATAATTAGTAGTACCGCTACCCGTTACTCCGCTTCCGCCACCGCCTCCGATAGTAGTACCGTTAATTTGGAATACTCCGTTAATGTTTACGTTACCTTGAACCTGTAAAGCACCGCCTCCCGATACGGAAGTAGTAGAACCTATTAAAACTTGTCCCGTAGATAAAACGTTTAATCTTGGAGCGTCGGTATAAATTGTAAACGCTCCCGTAAGAGCAGTAGATCCTCTCATTAAACCACAATAAACACTATTCGTCCCATTTGTATATTGTGCGGCAATATCATAAGCCGCGTTATTATCGCCTACAACTGCTAAGTAATTACTACCACCTGTTCTATTTACTACCAAAGGTTGCGTTGGATTTGTAGTTCCAATACCTACATAACCGGCATTAGTTATTCTTACTCTTTCAGTAGTATCCATTGGATAGACTGCACCTGCAGCGTAATTAGTAGGGCTAGTATGAAAAGTTATCCCTTGGTCATAATATTGTTTAATCATAGAAGAAAGCCATCCCCCATTAATTACATCTACTTGATTATTAACGGAACTACTTGCTAAAACATTATGTCCTAATATTGTCATTTGTCCCGAAAGTGTTTGGCTTAATGTACCCCACCCGTTAACACTTAATCCTAGATTAGAAGTAGTAACAAATTTAGAAGCCGTTGCACTATTTGAAAATCTACCTGTACCAATTACATCTAATTTATATCCTGCGTCGGTAGAACCTCCCCCAATAATTGTATTTCCCGAAGGAGCAATCCAAAGCCTTAAATTAGTTGAAGCATATATTCCAAAATCCCCTGTAGAATATTGGTCTCTTAATAAAGTCCAAGAAGTTGAAATAGAACCTCCGGAAGAGGGTATATTAAAACTATCAGCGTTAACTCTATCGGAAAAAATAGCATTTGTCCCCGTTAATGTATTTTGAAATCTACCCGTACCTACAACATCAAGTTTAAATCCCGAATCAACTGCGGTCCCTATTAGAAAATTACTTGAAATAAAAGAATAAGGTTTAGTTGCATAAAAATTTGTAGCAGTATTATCTTGATAAATACCAAAAGCATTAGTTCCATTACCAATCGCTAAATCATTTCCTCCAAATCCTGTTGTACCTACGGAACCTAATTGTAATCTATTTGCAGGATTCGAAGCACCAATACCAACGTAGCCATTATTAAAAACATAAGTTGCATAAGGTTGACCTGTAGTGCTTGTTAATGTAGCCGTAAATCCTGCTACCCCTACCCAATTTACCGCGAAAGCAGTTGTATTTAAAGTAAAAGGACCGCGAAATAAAGCAGTAGTTCCTTCTAAAGCACCTGTTAAAATTCCTCCCGTTAAAGGTAAATAATTAGCTAAAGCTGCGGTAGATGCTTTATTATTAAAAGTATTCCAATCCGTAGAACTTAAAGCACCCGTTGCGCTTGTACTTGATAAAGCTAAGCTTAATACTTGACCACTTAAAGACAAACCGTTAGCCGTTCCTATTGTTACAGGGGAATGTAAATCGCTAGTTAAAGCTAAAGTCCCCGAAGCGTCCGGTACTACTATCGATCTATTAGTCGTCGCTGCAGTAGTAAAGTCGCTATAAATAGTTGCGGGAGTAGTATTATATAATCTAAATTTATTAGTAATTATTCTACCGTCCGTCCCGTCTATTGCAGTAGGGCCTCCCGTTCCGAAGGAAGCAGTACCTAAGTGAGAAGTAGTAGAATTAAAAATAACCGGTCCCGTCAAAGTACCGCCCGCTAAAGGAAGGTAATTCCCTAAAGCAGAAGCTAAAGCGTAAGTATTAGTATCTAGAGCAAAAGTTCCCGCCGCAGTCATTTTCACAAAAGAAGTAGACGCATAAGTTAATCCACTTAAAGAAGTTAAATTAGTAGCTAAAGGCTGCCCTCCTAATCCTGCTAAAGTGTAAGTAGGAACGTTTAGCGTATCGCTAATTAAAGTAGACGCACCGCTAGATCCTGTAGTCGTTAAAGTTAAAGCGTTTTGCTTACCGTTAAAAGTTGACCAATCCGCAGAACTTAAAGCCCCGCGTTTAGTTGCACTTGCAGTAGGTAAATTAAAAGTATGCGTATCGACGCTAGAAACGATATTAAAATCGCTTCCGCTCGTTCCTGTCCCAAAGTATTGCACTTGCGCCGTTAATCCGTTTAAAGCAGTTAAACCCGTAGTAAACGTCGTTATAATTTGGCATAAGTGCGAGTCCTGCGTATGAATCGTCGTAGTCTTACCTCCGCTATTAGCAGCGTAAAGTTTTATCGCTAATCTATCCGTAACCGTTAAAACAGTTTCCGGAACCGCCATAGCAAAAGTATATAGATTAAGGTTAACTCCGTCGTATAAAATTTCGTTAGAACTTGTAGAAATCAAAGTAAAAGTAGTACCGTCGTATTTATATAATTCCGCGTAAATTTCCGGAATTCCTCCGTTAGAACTCATAGAGGCGTAAATTTCTAAATTCCAATTTCCCGCCGGTATTTGTAATAAAGCCGGATCGCCTGCGTCCGTTAAAAACGAGGTAATTAATCCATCTCCGCTTTTACTAAAATCTACTCCCGTTCCTGTATTGGCCGTCTTACTCATTTCGTAATAAGTAGTACCCCCTATCGTACCTTGGCTAGTTCCTCCATTTAAATAGTAAGAAACCGAAGATCCGCCTCCTCCGCTAGTAGGGAAGTCGGCTAAAGTGCCGTCTCCTCTAATATATTGGGAAGGATAACCCGCCGCAGTTACTCCTATCGTTCCGTTGGACGTTAAGGGGCTATTAGAGACATTAAAAGCCGCAGGCATAGTCAAACCTATGCTAGTAATTATAGTAGGGAAGGTAGTTAAATTACCCGCTCCATTTATATATTGAGTATTATTTCCACTAAAACCTAAATTAATAGTTCCGCTTGTAGTAATTGGCGATCCTGTAACCGATAAAGCGTCTCCGTCTCTAGAAAGGCCTACGCTTGTAACTGTACCCGTAGCACCGCTAGACCTAGCCCAAACAGTACCCGTATATACTGCGTAATCGCCTACCGCAAAAGTTATAGGACCTGCGCCGAAGTCTACCGTACCCGCTACGTTACATAACCAAACGTCCCCCGCATTACCGGTCCCATTTGCTAAAGTAGGAGTATTCGTAGCTGCGTTCCAAACACCTTTAAACTCCATTACGGAATTAGGTAATTGACTTACTAGGATCTTACCGTTTTCGTCAAGCTTAGGAACCCCATTAGCGACGTTAAAACCTAAAGAGGTTAATACTCCGTCGGTTCCTATAATTACGTCGTCTAGGTCCCTTAATTTCGCTCCGCTACTTATTAAAATTTGGTTACTCATTGTCTTATTAGTTAAATAGTCCTCTTACAAATTCAGTACTTTCTAAAGGCCTAGCAAACGTTAAAACGCCTGTTAAGCTATTCCATTTTACTTGCTCCTCTATTGGCGTTCCTGTCGTTATGATCCCTTGGACGTCGATACCTCCTCTAGATACATAAACGCAGTCCTTACCGATCATATCTACCCAAGTTATAGTCGTTTCCCCACCGGCCGCCGTGTATTCTTTGTTATAAACGTAACCGCCTCTAATTATAATTCCTGCAGGGGTAATAGACGTACCGGTAATACCGTAAGGCCCCGTCCCCTGTAAAGAAATATTATAAGTACCTGCGTCCCTTACCGGACCATTAAAGCTAAAGTTAGATATATTGGTTATTCCGTTTATAATAACTAATCCGTCTACTCCGTTGTCGATTACTAGATTTATTTCTATAGGGGATCTATCTAGTTGCTTTTGCATAAAGAACAAATAGTTAAACCCGCTAAGGATAATTAATCCGTCTGCGGTTATTTCCCAAGAAGCTAGATCGTTTTTGTATTCTCGAAACCAAGCCGAAGAATAAGAAGTTACTTCTTTTTGCTCTACGTTTACGGTAAAAGAACAGTTTGTAGAACAAGCTATCGGAACGTCCACGGCCGGCGATACGTCGGTCCTGTGCCAATATAACATTAAATTTTTTCCGTTTACTGCGTTTGCCATACTACAAATTTAGTGTTTTATTTACTGTATATTATACTTAACCGTTTCTACCGAATCGTTGTCCTCGTTTGTTATTTCTATTAGTTGAAAAGATCCTACTTCGTCGATTTGCGGGACTACGCTACCTCTATTTAAAAGGAACGTTTTATCGTCGTAAGAAAGGGCGTTAGTCGCTTCGTCTTGAACTGTATAGACCTTATCTAGATAATTCAAGCCTTTAGAAGTTTTAAACGCTCCTAAATCCGCTTCTAAGGTACCGAAGTTTTTATTTAATAAGTTAGAGTATTGTCTAGCTATAAGCATAGGCAATAACTCGAAAACGTTTTCAGTATCCGGATAACGGTACCAATTTTGGTAAGAAATACCCGAAGCGTTTACTAGATTACCTACGTTATTATTAACTGCAAAGCTATTTAAGAAACTTCCGTAAGGTTGGTCTATTTCTTTAACTGTAGTATTCTCGGTCCCTACTTGTCTAGTTACGTCTACCGATCTTATAGTAGTATAATTTTGAACTATAGAAACGCTTCTTACACTTATTGCCTCGTATTGAGGGAAAGGCGTTCCTCCGTCTACTATAAATTTTATTTTAACGTGTCCTCTAAGAGCGGTTCCCGTTGGGCTATTTTGGCTATTTAATAAAACTTTTAACGAATAATCAGTATAAGCAGTTTGGTCTACTTTATTTACAGTTATAAAAGTATAGGCAGTCTGCCAACTATTTGAACTATTATAGTAATAAGTAATAGAAGTAGTAGGATTGGTAATAGTTATAAGAAGTTTAGCCTTATTAGCACCTATCCCCATTCTATATGAAAATTTTAAGTCAAAACTAGGACCGTTCATATAAGGTAAATATTTATACCTATTTGCTCCGGTTAATTCTTGCATTTCAATAGAAGCAAAAGTTCCTACTCCAATAGGATTTTGAATACTTAAAGTATTAGAAGATAAATCCGGCTCTATTGTTAAGTTTGCGCCTCCGCCACTACCCGCAGTACTTACTTCCTTAGTCCACCCATAAGGGAAGGGGATATACGTTGGATAAATTGCAGTATTATAAACTCCTTTAAAATTTCCATTATGGACGTAATTATCCGCATAGCTAAAATTTCCTTTAATAATTATTTTAGGATAGCCTTTTCTAACTATTTTATTTTGTGCGTTATTTACAAAATGTACGTTACCGATTGAGTAAGGCGCTATATTTACGTTTTTATCAAAAGTCCCGCTACCTGCGTTACTAACTGTAGGATAAATAACATAGTTAGTAAAATATCTAGTAGTTAGCGCCATTTGATTAATAGCTAATAGCTGCCATTTACCGTCCGATTGAAATAGTCTGCAACCAAAAGACCTAATTATATTATCTAAAACTTCGTAATAGCTTAAGCCTACAAAGTCTCTTCTATATTGGTAAGTTTGCGAAAAAGGTTCGTCTCCCGAAGCGTCCCCCCTGTCGAACATACCCTCGGCATAATAAGAACAGGAAGTAAGCAACTCTATAGGATCGGGATAATTGATAACGTTTAACGTTTCCGCTATTACGTCTATAAGTCTATTAGTTTGATTTATACTTGCGTCTTCCTCATAAATAAACTGCGTATATTCTAAAAATGATAATCCGTCTATAGCTACTACGTCTACTTGAACGTTACCCGTAGTAAAAGGGAGTTGGACGTAATCATTAAATAAAAATCCGCACCATAAAAGACTATCCCCGTTATAAAGTTTAACAAAATATTTACGAATATCGAAACTTAATAAATCGGGAAACGCTTCCCCGTCCTCTTCGGTAGTTAAAAAAGATATATTTAATTGCGAAGAAATAATCCCCGCTAAAGGTTCGTCGTCGCTAGCGTTAGAATCTAAACTAATATTAATAGCGTCGTAAGTTTTTACAGTAACTACAGGAATTGCAGGATCTTTCTCATAAATTCTAGCTACTAAACTTGTTCCGTCTCTTAACGCTTGGGTTATTGTGTATTTCAGTTCGTATGCCATTATATCAAGCTTATATTTTGTCCTTTAAGAGAAGACGATTTTTGCGTCCTGTTAATAGCTACTAAAAGGTCTTGGCCTCTTAAAACTGCTACGCTGCTTCCGCCCATATTTCTACCTCCTCCGCTCATTGCTCCCGCATTAAAAGAAGTCTGCATAAACGTATTTAATCTACTCAAAGGTAAAACCGCCTCCGGTCCTGCTTCGCCTATCATAGCAATAGAAGCCCCGTTAGTTATACCTCCCGCCGCTAACCTATTACCGCCAAAGGCTTTTTGTAAACTAGCACTTGCAGCAAAAATCGCTTTAAGTTCGGGGAACGCAGTAAGTATCGCCTCGAATATTGTAGCTTGTATTACTGCAGCCGCTATCGATTTGGCTATATTTAAGAACATATCCGCAATAGCTTCTAGAGGGTTAGTACCTTGCTCAAAAGCAGCGAATACGTCCATTATTCCCGAGGTTAAATTACTAGCTAACATACTAGCAAAATTCTCGTATGCCTCCGCTAGTTCTTTTACTTTCTTTTCTTCTAAATCGTAATCTTTAATCCTAGACTTAGCGTCCTTCATTAAAAAGGCGCCCAATCCCTTATCGTTAGATTCTTGGGTTAAGTCCTTTATTTGATTCTCAAAATATTTTGATCTTTTATCTTCTTGCTTATCTGCTTCCGGATTAAATACATTTAAAATAGGCTTAAGATCAAGTTTAGCAAACTTTTTTCTTAAGTTCTCTATATCGTTTAATTGCTTTTGTAATAAATACTTTTGCTCGGCTAGGTACTCCTTCATAGGATCGTTATCTAGATCCTTACCAAAATCCTTACTATGCTTAGCTAATTTATCTTGTTCGTCTGCTAACTTTTGGAATTGATCGAATATCCCTTTAAATAGTTTTTCTTGTTCTGCAGCTTTACCGGCAATAACCGTACTACCTAAAAGATCCGTATAAGTAAGAGCAGGTCCTCCGGTTAATTTAGATAACGCAAACGCTCCTAACCCTTCGCCCATAAACAAGCTAGTTTTATTAGCGTTTTGCGGCGCATTTTGGGCCTCTAATTGTTTAAAGGCTTCCTCGGCTGCTTTCTTTAAAGCGATCTGCCCTGCGGCTCTATATAAGGCAGCTTGGACGTAATTATCTTTATTCTCTATAAATAATTTTTCGGCTTCGGCTATATCTTTAGTCGTACCGTAAACTTTACCTAAAGAGGCGTTATATTCATCTAATACCGATTTTTTAGATTTGGTTCCGTTATGGAATTGATCGAAGGAACTATTTAAGTTCTCCATTTCGACGTAAGCAGTAGTAAAGGCATCTTTAGCGCCGCTAAAAGCTTTACCAAATTCTACTAAAGCCTTAGTCCCTCCGGTAGCACTTTTAACAAAGTCTGCTATATCGTCCCCGAAAGTAACGATTAAAGAAGACGCTACGCCAATAGCTAATCCAATACCCGCAGGTCCCGTTAAGGCTGCGCCCATTGCTTTAAGTGCGTTTCCTGTACCTCCGGATTCTTTTTGTAATCGTTGGAACGATTCGAATAAAGGGTTTAAGTTATTGGCTATACCCATAAAGCCGTAAGAAGCATCCTGCGCTACCCTAGATACGTTTCCTAAAGCGTTAACCGCCTTATCGGAAGCGCCCGCACTCTTCCCCATTTCTTGACGCATACCCGCGATACGTTGGGTAGTCGTTTCTATCTTTGCGGATAATTCTGCGATCTTACCTGTATCGGTAGTCTTTTTAATTTCCGCTTGGAAACCTCTTAATTCATTTTCGGCCGCAATTATGGAGGCTTGGAGTTGTGAAATATCGCCGCCAATATTGACCTGTAATTCGGGATTTCCGGTACTTTCTGCCATTTCCTTATTAATTTACTCCGTACAGTTTTAGAGTGTTCTTTAACTGTTCGTCCGTTATATAAATTTTTTCTTCGTCTTCGTCTTCTTCGTCTAGTTCCGGAATCGGCCAAAATGATCTAAGCGGCTTAGGGTGCTGCTCCGCAGTATTACTTAGGTACATTACATAGGCTAACTGTCTAGTTCGGGACCATTCGTTTAACTCGGATCGTTCCTTACCCATTACGATAATAGAAAAATCTTTCCAAGTCATTTCCCAAAATTCGCTAGGCTTTAATCCACATTCCGCAGCCTTAACTAATGTATCGTCCCAAGTAAGACTATTTAGTCTTTTTTTTTTCTACCTTAACTTCTTTTTTAGATACTATTGCGGTAGTTCTTGTAATAATGTACTTAGTGTATTCCATTACTTGACCGTTAATATCTAACATTCCGCCCATTTCGTCGATCCATTCGAAAACGTCGAATTCGGTATATTCTAACTCTACCTTATTAACTAAGGCAGCGTGTTTATATCCGATAAAAATAAAACTAACAATATTACCTAGGTCTATTTGTGAATTGCTAAGAACTTGGAAAAACTCTTGTATAGTTAAATTCTTTTCTTTAGTGAA